AATATTTCCTTCAAGACCAATACCTTTCTTGCGATACAGTTCAATTAACTGTTTTTTGGTATTTGAATCAAGTTTAATCATTTATAAATTTTAAATGGTGCCGTTCTATTTTTATAACCGTCATAATCTTTTCTAAATTCTTCTAATCTAGGTTCAATGTCATCTGACTTGATGATCCAAAATTGAGCACCTACTTGTATAGCACGTGCTTGTTCTTCTGATTCATTGGATGATGAAATGATTCCGATAACAACTTGGTTACCGTATTCGAAATTAATTTTTCGAATCAATTCAATTCCGTCAAATGAACTACCGATAATATTCAAATCAACAAAAACACATTCTGGTTTTTCATCAGACCCACCATCTTGAAACCATCGTTTAAATTTCTTTTCTGCTTCATCGGCACTGTTCAATGATTGCAATGATAAACTTATATCAAGCAACGAACATGCATCTTCAAACACCAAATGGAATAAATCCTCATCATCTACTAACAAAATTGAATCAATCATCTCTTTCACTTTATTTTACTTTTATTTTTATTTTGGTTCCAATTTCATTTTTCTCACATTCCATATCAAATCCATGCTCTTTTAATATAGCAAAAGATATGTTTAATCCAAGCCCAATTTCATCATTATCTGCTTTTGAAACTGATTTTAAATGCTTTTTAAATTGTTTGTCTGTCATACCAATTCCATTGTCTTGTACTATGATATGATTGTCTTCTATAAATATAGATACTGATTTGTTTTCGCTGTTATTATATTTTAATCCGTTCTTAACTAAATTTTCAATTGCATTGCAAAACAATATGGAATTAACTGACAATATTCCTAGCTCCGAAACGGTAACTTGTTTAGCATAGGATGCCTTTTCAAAATAGCCATTTAGCAATTGCGTAACATCTTGTTCATCTGTATCAAAATCTACAGTACGTTTAACAAGATTGGTAAATTCATATACGCTTTTATAAACACGTTGGGTATGATTCAACCCTTCTCGTATCATTTTAAGTGGGCCTTCAATCTTAAGATCTTTGATTGTATCGCCCGTTAATCTTTTTTCCAATGACGATATCCCACGTGGTATATAGGTGTTGATACCAGAGTGCATATCGTGCCTAATAATTCGCGCAGCATGTTCTAAGTAGGTGTTTTTCGTATTTATATCTGCCAACTGTCTATCTATTTCTTTGTCTTGAACTTTGATTGTTTTTCTTTGAAATAAAACCATTATGCCCAATGCTAGAAGTAAAATAGTAATGCCAGCTCCTATCAAGTAATTATTTAATTTCCTGGCATCATCTTTTAATTTTACTGCCTCAACTTTCATTTCTTCTTCTTTGACAGTTAAATCAATGATTTTCTTTTCTTTGCCTAAGCTTTGTATTGATTCGGTCTTTGCTTTGATTACTTCGGGACTAGCATGACTTTTGATGAGTGCTTCTTTTTCTTTGATTAATTTTGCTATTTGTCCTTCTATCTCTTGTGCCAATTTTTTCATGTCCGTTGGACTTACGTTTTCAAAAGATTTAGGTATGCTTTGTAAAAAATCTTTATCACTTTGCAAACTGGCAGCAATATCAGCCGGTACCTCTTCTTGAAATACAATCTCTGGTTCTAGTTTTACAATTTCAACATGAGCCTTTACTCGTTCTAAATACCAATCAGCTCCTTCATACATATCTCGTTGTTTGAAAGCCCTACCCAATCGACGACATATATCAGCTTCATTCCTAGTAATGCCTCGTTTTGATTTTTGCAAATTATCAATGCCTACTTTGTTAATCAAAGCTGTTATCTCTGCATCATCGGGACAAGTAGGTATTCCATTGACCCAAACAATATTGTTTTCTGGATCAATCATTTTGGTTTGCGAAATAGCATGTATTCCGCATAACAATAGTACTATAAATATTATTTGTTTCATGGCTTTGGTAATATTTGATAAGGAAATTTAAATGTAACTGGCCTCCATTTTTCTTTGTAATATGTTAGCCAATCTGCGTTGGGTTCGTCTTTAGTTTCTCGATTATAATTTTTCCAATATGCATCGTCAGAAACAGGTCCCCGTCGTGCTACAGAAAAATTACCAGTACGCTTATGGCCAACAATTATATATGAAGCTAAATCTATTGCAACAACGGTAGAGTTTTCATATGAATAATATATGATTGCATTACTCGATGCTGTATTATACAACCAAGTACTAACACTATCATATCGTTGTTGTAAGCTATCAAAGTTACTAAATTTATTTTTAAGTGTAAATCGTAAACCGTCGGCAACAGCTTGTATACTATCAATCACTGCCTGTTGTTTAGCTTGTTGTTTTATCATTTCTAAATTAAGACTATCGATAACAGCTTGTTGTTTAGCAATATTGTTTTTATAAAATGCAACTCGGCTGCGTTGATTTGCAAGAAGAATTTCTATATCTTCATTTTGTTCAACAGTATATATAACTACGGAATCACCCTTTAATATGGTCTGTACTGGATAATTTTGTGATGATGCTAAAAAAGATAATATGACAATCAATGCTGTTAATAGATGTTTCATGCTAACCTTATTTTCATTTTAGTACCGATATCATTTTTTTCACATGAAATGCCGAAACCATGTTCTTGCAATATAGCAATACAAATATTTAATCCTAATCCACTACCCGTTTCTTTTTGTCCTTCTTTTCTTGTATATGGCTGTGAAAGTTTTTCAAAATCTTGTTGTGTCATTCCGCGGCCATTATCTTGCAAAATCAAGATATCTTGTTCCATGTATATCTTAACCATTTTAAAGTCACTATCATTGTATTTTAACCCATTGCGAATTAAATTATCCATGGCCGTACAAAACAATGATTCATTAACTGATACGGTAGGTAATTCATCAATGATAACTTGACTTTTATATGATGTAGATGTTAAATAATTTTCCAAAATAGTTTTTAAATTGTAATCAGAACGATTTAGTACCGCATCTTTTTTTACTAAATTGGTAAATTCATATACTCCTTTATAAACTTTTTGAGAATGCGCTAAGCCCTCTTTAATCATTTTTAATGGCGCTTCAATTTTTAATTCAGCAATAACCGCCTGTGACACTCTGCGTTCTAAAGATGAAACGCCTCGAGGAATATAAGTATTAATGCCCGAATGCATATCGTGTCTAAGTATCTTTGCTGCATGTTCTAGATATGTATTTTGTTTGCGCACTTCGCCAACTTGATTGTCAATTTCTTCAATCATTTTGCGCTTTTGCAACAAGAACTCAGAAACAAATACAAAGAATGGTGGCATAAATCCAATTACACAACCATAACCAAATTTTGCTAATTCATAATTAGGCGGACATAAGCCAAGTACGACACATGTTTGTACAGCAAAGAAGATAAACATGATAGCACCAGCAATTCCTAGTGCTATCTTTGATTTTAATGATATGCCCAATAATGCGTCGCGCATTACAATGTTTTCAGCATTGCAATCATACGAGGACATGGATGAATATCCGATTTATCCTTGCGATATGAATTGTGCGTATATACACCCGCTTCTCCTTTCAAAGCCCGTGTCGATATAGACCACATATCTTCTTCTCGGTATGTTAAGTCAATGCCGTAAGTGTCTCGCCAATGTAACAATAAATTTTTAACTGATTCAATCTGTGCATCTGTATATGCATGATAATATTTGTGACCTTTATATGGGGTCTCCAATTCCGTTACCTGATCTGCAGGTACTTCTCTATCCACATAATTGTAAAATTTATCACCAACTTTATCCAATGGCCCCCAACTGCAAATTTCGATTCCAATTGACGTTTTGTCCAATGCCTTGTAAGGAACGCCTTTTGATTTGAATACATCTTGTTTGAGGCCTAAATGATATCCCCAATGCTTAGATGAAAATGCTTGGCAAATTTCTCCATCGTATGTATCTTTCGATGCGCCCTTACCAGAAATAACAACACAGGTAGCAATGCGACCTCTATCATCATTTTCCCACATCTTAATTGTGCCTGGGCCAGATGAATTTCCTGCCGTGTGATGTATTACGATTTGTTTCTTTTCCGTAGCTTCTTTAAAGTATTGTGTAGCGCTTAACGGAACTTGTTTAATTTTTGATGTGTCTAAACTCATTTTCTTGAACCTTTATGTAAATCTATTTTATCTAAAATTTCTACTAGCAACTTTCCGTCTATTAAACCAGCCATTGACGCATTTTTAAGTGCACTTACTATTTGAAAAACAATAAATGGAATTAAAATGGTTTCACTCAACCATGCTGTTCCCGAAAAGCCCTTTTCAATAACTAACAATACTGTTAAGAATATAATCCAAACTACCATGGTTTGTAAAACCTTAAGAGCTTTGTATGTTTTAAATCCTTCTCGTTTAGTTCCTGCAATTACTCCGAAGAACCCATCTGTCATTACTACTCCAACCAATGCCAAATACTGTTCTGAATTTGCCATGGCCATGTTGAAAAAATATGTGCAGATAAATGCTAACACAGTGCTTGCCGAATATAATATAGTTGTTATTG